GCTCTGAGCGATCCTGGACTTTTGATTGCATTTTGTATCCATTTTTCAGCCATGATTATTTACCTACTGGTTGGCAAGTAAACGCTTCAGGTGCGACCGTAGCAATAACTGATGACTCTGCTGTCGTCAGAACTTCTACAGTTGGCTCTACAGTAGATACCGTCTCTTCTACAGGCTCATCCTCGGTATCTGCAACAGGTACGGTAGTATCCACAGGAGTAGGATCAACAACCACGGGATCAGGTGTGCTAGGTGTTTCATTATCAGGAATAAGTGGCATAGGTGTTGTTTCTACACCAACTGGGTCTGGTTTGGGTCCTGGAACCGCATCTGTAGGAGGAGCAAAGCGTTTCTCAAGAAACTCCATAAACCTATGGATCTCATCCATAGCTTCGGATTCAAAGTCTTTTAGATGGTGTTCACGGATGTCTTTGAGAAACTGCATATGTACCTCTTAGTTTACGGTTGGTGCGTCAGCAGGAGCTTCAGCAGGAGCGGGGAGTTGAGCTTGGAGTTGTCCAATAATCTTTTGTGTCAAAGGCCAAGCATTAGAACTGGTAGGCAGTTGACCTAAAACATTAATAATGTCTTTGATCTCGCCTTCAAATAATTCAAGTTTTAAAGTATCCATGTGTCATCCTATTTATTGTCCGTCAAAGGGGCGGTGACGGTTTCCGCTTCAATCGTTATTGTAGAAGTGCTTCGGTCTAGTTTCATAACCCCGTAGCACACCATACTCCAATCCTCTCCAGTCTTCTCGCCCTTGCAAGGTACATTGATCTCTACGTTCTTACAGATGTATTCCTGAGTACCCTCAAACACCCTCCAAACGTGATCTACCGTCCCCCGTCCTGGCATCCCCCTGGACTTGTTAAACCGTACTAGATACCTCATACAATCACTGGCGCTTGCTGTTGCACCCCGATGTTAAAGTGTATGAACTTCAGCGGTTCAGAGCCCCCGTGTCTGGTAAAACTGTGCGGTACCCAAGCGTTTGTAAAGAAGATCGTCCCTTTCTTTACTGGAAACATCAGCTTATGCGTCGCATAGCTTACCAAGTTTGGATCAGCCTCTGGCAACTGAGTCAGTATCTTTCCTTGCCTCTCATCATCAATCACAATACTGGACGCATTCTCAGGCTCATTGAGAAAGTAAAACCCAACAATGTGGCTACCCTCCCCGTGAACATGATCATCCATCCCTGAGAACTTGTAGTGCTGTTGTCCCCACATAGACTGGAAATAAGTCACCTTATCGTCCATCTTGTACCCCTGAGAACTCAAAATGTTCCAGGCTGTGGAGCTTATGTACCCTGCAAGATCTCTTATCCTCTCATCCATGAATAAGTTGTCTGTCATCTTGACTGGATACAACTCATTCATTTGCGCTGTATTTTTGGCTATCGCCTCATCAAATACCGTTAGCGCACTGTCCAAATACTCCGTCTTTGAAATACTGTATATCGCAGTAGCAAAGTGCAAAGCCATGTCCAAGTTATCCATACCGCTCTCCTATTTGTTATAGGGATTAGTGTACATTAACTTGGAGTTTCTATAACTCTCAGCAATACCACGACCACAGAAATTATACAACCCACTATCATTTGATGGATAGGAGTTAGGGATAGCTCAAATAGGAATCCCTGCAATACTGAGAGTATGGCAATAACCAAGGCCCATTGAACCTGCTTTGATTTTAGGGTTGTGATGAGTGTGTTCATATTCCTACCTTTGCTTCTAGAGCTGTTACTTTTGCGGATAGTTCTTGGATTGCGGCTACCAATGTAGCAACTATTTTTGATGGGTCAACCATTTGGGATTTTATAGAACCATCTGCTTCTAATGCGTCTTTTTCTCCTGCTACAGCCTCGGGTAATATTGCTTGTAATTCATGGGCAATGAAACCATTACTAGCACTACCATTAGATTTCCAAGTAAATGTAACTGGCTTTAATTTAGAAACAGTATCTAGTGCGTTAACCATTGGTTGCACATTATCTTTTAGACGGTAATCAGATGTGCCACCATAAGTAATTACACTTCCATTAGTTGTAATACCTCCTAAAGTTGCTCCCGAATTATTACAAATACCTATAATATATCTTGTACCAGCAGTATCTATAGTACCTACTTTCATTGCCCAAAAACCACCAGTATTACCCAATACGCTTAATGCGGGATAACCTGTGGTTGATTGAACAGAAATATTTGCATTATCAACTGATAAAGCGCTTGTGCAATTTACATATAAACGACTATCGTTTGTTAGTGTCATTGGAGCAACCCAACTAATTGTTCCTCCCGCAGTTCCTGATGTTGCTGTTAACCAATAATGACCTCCACTATATTGCTGATACCTTGCCGCATAGTCAGACGTTTTATATATCCATGTTGAAGAACCATTTATATAAGCATTACTTAAAAAATTAAATATAGAAGTATTTGAAGAAATATTTGATACAGTACCGCCAATATCAAAACCTTTATAAGCGCTAACCCAAGCACTAGGAGTAACTCCTAATCCTAAGTTTTGACTTGTATCTATTGTTACCGCAGTAGTCGTACCATTAGTATTTAATAATAAAGAGCCTGAACTTTGAACGATAGGGGTAGTTGTGGATGTTGAACCACTTAAAGTAGTAAATGAACCTGAAGCAGCAGTTGTTCCACCGATTGCAGGAGGACTTGCTAAGTAGGTGCTGAATCCAGTTCCGCTAACAGTAGAGCTTGCAGAAAGAGTTGTAAACGCTCCAGTACTAGCAGTACTAGAACCAATAGTTGTTCCATTTATTGATCCGCCAGTAATTGCAACACTAGAAAAATTACCTGAATTAGATGCTTTTGAAGCTATTACTTGTACAGTACCTGTGTTGTCCTTATAGAACAACTTACCATCGTAGTAGTTCAGCGCAAGTTCAGAACCTGAAGAGCTACTAGTTAAATTTGACGCCGACGGCGTATTCCCAGTAGTGCCTGATGCGTATAGAAGTATCGGTGTGTATCCGCTTTGTGCCATGTTTTTTCCTTAGAATGCTCCACCTGCAATGCCACCCGTTATTGTGCCATTGACTGCGTTACAAGTTATTGACGAGTTTACCAATTGTGGCAAATTACCGCTAGTCGCCGTTACGAAAGTTAGATAGTTTGTTGTGCCCGTAGAGGCCGCAGTTATCGCTGTGTTGACAGTGTTTGTGGCTCCCAAGTTGGCAACAGTCGTTGTGCTAGAAACAACAAAAGGCGCAGTGCCATTCGCCACCGTGTTTGTCAATTGACCAGACATGTTCAAGGTTGTCACACCTTGGATGTAACTGCTTGCCATGTTCAGACCGGCAGAACCCCATGTGAGCAATCCTGTTGAACTATTGCCGGGAGGTAACAAATAACCGGCCCAGTTACCTGTCGCCGCACTTGCTGATGTTGAATAAATCCATCCTGCGCCACCGGGAACGGCAGTCGCCAACAAATTGCCTGCGCTGTCTTGAACAGTGATATTGCCTGTTGAATCGTTGTCGATGATGTAGGCTGTACCTGCCAAAATTGTGTTTTCGGCAGGCAGTTTGACAGTCTGTGTGTTTGTGCCGCTGAAGTTTTGGTAGAAAGTCGCAGTATTCGTCAGCGTTGTTGTGCCGCCTGCTGTGGGCACATTGGTGTAGCCCGGCGCAAAGTTGTTGAACGATGCAATGGTGCTAACGGTACTTGCTGATCCAGTGCCGCCATTTGTGACTGGCACAACACCAATCAAGCTCAATGCCTGCGCAGTTGTGGCGTTGGTCACCGCACTTGTGCCGTTGGCATACATGAAACCGGTCAAACCGGTCACTGTGATGCTGTTAAACGCCTCAGAAGAGCTTCCTAAGACCTTTTCCCACACTGAACCGTTGAATACAGCCCAGTCACCAACAGACCACAAGTTGATGCCGTTCAAACTGGTTGTACCTGCAGTCGAAACCACATAGTAGTAGCCGTTTGTACCAACAGATGAGGTCAATGTTGGGGTGTTTGTCGCCGCATTCCATGTGCCTTGATAGGTCGTCGCGCCCGAAGCATTAGTGGTGATGCTTGTGATTTGACCTTGAGCGTTGACCGTGATCTGTGGAATAGCCAAAGCAGACCCGTAAGTGCCTGCAGAGACGCCCGTATTTGCAATAGCAATAGTCCCCGCAGAGGTAATTGTTCCTCCACTAAGCCCAGTACCCGCAGTAATTGCCGTAACAGTACCACCACCAGAAGAGCTAATTGCACTGGTCACAAAAGCTGTAGTCGCTATTTGTGTTGTATTTGTGTTTGCAGTGGCGGTAGGTGCGGTAGGAATACCAGTCAGTGCAGGATTTACGCTAAGAACTACACTTCCTGATCCTGTGCTTGTTGTCGTTCCAGTACCACCATTTACGACTGGCAAAATACCTGAAACACCAGAGCTTAATGGTAATCCTGTCGCATTAGCAAGATTAATGGCAGAAGGAGTTCCAAGGTTAGGAGTCACTAATGTTGGACTTGTTGATAAAACAACACTTCCAGTACCAGTAGATGTTGTTGTACCAGTACCGCCATTAGCCACTGGGAGCGTACCAGTAACGCCCGAATTGAGCGGTAAACCAGTTACATTGGTCATCACGCCAGAAGCAGGCGTACCCAAGGCAGGGGTTATGAATGTAGGACTTGTGAGAGTTGCTCCAGAAGCCAGAACAACCGCTCCAGATCCAGTCGTAGAGGTCAGTCCAATTGTTGGATTACCGCCAGATCCGTTGCCGTTAGTAATGGTTATGCCAGTACCACCAGTCAAAGTCACTGGAGTTGCTGTAGAACCACCCGCCACCGCAAGCAAACCAGTGCCAGAGGTTGACGCAATGTTGGACATGAAGCTATTCAACGAAATTGTTGGGTTGCCCGTTGTTCCGTCAGGATTGGTGATGGATATCCCAGAACCCGACGCAAGAGTTACAGCAGACATGGTATTTGTGCCTGTCTTTACTTGTAAACCCACGCCCGTGCTAAGAAGCGCTAAAGGGGCGCCAGTGAGCGCCAAAGTATAAGGAGCACCTGCTCCACCATCCGTACCAATTAAACCGCTTCCTGCCCCTATATAACGTGAATTAGCTAGGGTTGATGTTTGGTTTGTAGCTGTTAGGAATGTTTGGGTAAGCGTAGGTGAACTGGCGATCTGACCCACAGTTGTCTGAGAGGTCACACCATTTTGTACGATAGGCACAATCTCTGAGCCAGTCAGAGTCGATGCGGTAGGTAACTGTGATATTTGTACTTGTGCCATTATGAACCTATAACAATTTCGTCTTCATCACCATTGACCAAACCTGGGGGCGAAGTATTTGTACCTGTTGAAATTATAGAGTTGCTGTACTGTCCTGTGATCAATTGATTGTTAGGAACATTGAGCGCCAAATCAGGTCTTGGGAACCTTAAGTTAATCCTCTCCGTTTTCCTAGCAGGCAGTCGGTAGGGGTCTTTCTCGTCCATGCAACCCTCTTCACACACCCTGAGTCCTGGAAAGTTAATGTCTGGGTGCAAAGTGGAGAAGACACGCTTCATCTTGCAACGATCACACACCGCAATCGCTATGCTTGCATAACCCTCAGTATCAAGGAACATTGGCATTATGACCACCTACATTCAATTATGTGAGCATATTGTTTGGTATGCTTTACATTTGGATTGTTTAGCCAACGATACAAAGTACCATGACGAATACTTAAAACCCTTGATGCTTCCATTAAAGACTTGTATTCCACCCCATTTATCACACAAGCTTTCATCGGATGACAATTTTTTAAACTCTCAACATGAGAATTAGAAAACTTCATTCCAATTCTATTTTTGCTTTGTTTTATTCTTACTTCAGGTCTTTGCATGGCAATGCGAATATTTTCCTTTTGTTTAAACCTTATTTCAGGATTATTCATAGGATTTATTTCTATCATTTTTTTAGAAAGATTTTTTTTATGCTCATCTGTATGTCTAAAACCAGTTGACCCCATGCCGCCAACAGCAATATTAGCTAATTGATACCCCATATCTTTAAAGCAATCAATTAAAAATATTTCATGCTCAAAAGCTTCTTGTTCAGTATTCCATCTGCCAAGTATTTCAGCTTTAAAACCACCATGTTTTTGAACTGTTCTGTTC